TCAGGTTGCTTCGGGTGATGAAACATTCAGCGATAGTTTAGTCGGTGGTCAAATTACCGACGGTAGCAGTCAATTGACTAATACGAACTTTGCGCTTGATAAAGTAATACCTGAAAAAGACAGCAAAAAATTCAGAACGACTCCGTTTTCGGAGTTTTTGACTTTAGACGATTTAAAATCAGAAGAGTCAGAATCCCAAACAACGCAATCGAAAGCGGAGAAAAAGAAATCAATTTCATTTAGAGGTTCAAAAGACGATGCGGGAAAGTCGTTGTTCGGTTCATTAAAATCAAGATTATCAGCATCAATTGGTAATATAATTGAAAAGTATCCTGCCGCCATTATGGTGGACAAAGATAGTTCCTCAAGTATTAGTGGAAAGACAGCGTACAATGTAACATATGATGTATCAACAAAAACAACCGAGTTCAATATCGAAACTGGTATGTTTTATAATACATTCGATGTTGTATTTCAAGCTCCGAATAGTAATACCACACCCGAAACGGTAAACCCACTTAGAAATTTTTACTCATCATTTAAAAAATATGTAATTGAAATTAGTGGGGTTACTTATGATATTATTGATTATGAACAACCCGACGAGAATAATATTATAACTTTAACGGTTAACGGAAAACCATTTACAGGTACATCTTACAATCAAAGTTTTATTATTAGACCAAACAATGGTTTAACTGAAGAGTTTTTTAGTGGTCTTGATGATTTAGAAGAAATTTTACTCAATAGAGAAACAAATCCAAAATATAGAGCATCGTTCAGAGTACCAAGAGATTCTTACGATGGTAACAAAACTGATTTAATAACCGTTGAATATATTTGGCCGGTTGCTAAAGATGGTTGGAACTTACAAATTGTGGGTTTAGCGTTCGATTCATATACTTCAGGTTTAAGTGATGTTGCTGATGAAATTGACGATTACAAATCTAACCTATTTGTTAGATTTATGTCAGCACCTCAATTATTTGAATTTGATAGTGAGGATAAAAAAGCCGAAGCGTTGTTTCAATTATATGGACAATCTTTCGATAAGGTAAAAAAATACATTGACAACATTGCTTACATGAGAAATGTAAGTTATGATGGTATTAACAACTTACCCGACTTACTTCTTAAAAATTTAGCGAATAATTTAGGTCTTAATACTATCAATCTATTTGATGAAAAAGATTTAGATGAAATTTTATACACACGTAATGATGTACAATATTCAGGATTAACGATTGGTAAAACATTAGTCGATGCTGAGTATGAGTTTTACAGAAGATTACTTGTAAACTTAGCGTACATATACAAATCAAAGGGTACACGTAAATCGATGCAATTCTTTTTAAGGTTCATCGGGGCACCCGATCCAATGATTAAAATTGATGAGTATCGATATGACATTGTTTCATACCCTAAATCTAATAATATCGATAACGATATTCGTGATTTAATTAGAGGTAATAAAACATTTAGTACTGCGGTATTTGATGAAACAACATATCGTTATACAATTCAGACAATCACAGGTTCAACAACCCTCACAAGAGAAACTTATCCTGTTGAAGAGGTAACAGCCAACGCGAAGAAATTTGAGGATACATCAAACGATACGTTTTTTCAAATGGGTTCTGGTTGGTATGATTTAACATTAGACCACAGATCACCTGATATTTTAGATACGGATGTCTCAGTAACAACTGGTAGAACTAAAACATTATTAACTAAACCAAAAGGTTATACTTTTGGTGAAGACTATTTTGATTTATATAGAACATTACCAGGTTTAGATACGGGATACGAATTGGTACCTGTTATAGATAACAACCAAGGGGAAATCGTAAATACAAACTCTGAATTAACATTCAACAGAAAGAATATTAGCGTTTATTTGTCATCTGCACAAGCAATTGATTATGACGTTTATAGAAAATCAAGAGATTTAAATTTATCATTCGGAAGCGCGACATTAGAACCTCAAACAGGAGTTACATTTGCGGAATTCGTCGATAAATTATTACATGAACAAATATTAAATTCTAGCATCATAAGATATAAAAAGAATTATATCAAGTTAGAAGACATATACCAATATTACATTAATTCAACTTCATTTACACCATATAATTTTCCTGATGTAAATGAATTCATTAATAGAATGGGTCCATATTGGACTCAAGTTTTAGATCAAATTATTCCATCAACAACTTTATGGACTGGTGGTAATGTAATTGAGAATAATAAATTTAAAAGGTCAAAATACCAATACAAGTTCGGTTGCCAACCAAAAGAATTTATTGAGGAATTATTCCCAAGTTTTGAAACCGCAATCGAAGAAGATTTTGAAACATTATTGGGTGAAGAAGATAATTTTAGAGGTCTCTTAAATTTAACAGGTTACACATATAATCCAGTTATTGAGATTGATGGAATACAATATGTTGGTGAAAGTGTAATTGTTAGTGGTAACACTAATACATCAAACAGTGCCAAATTATTTAACACTTTTCCACAAACAGGATGTACAACTTTAAACGAAGGTTCGACACTTCCATTAATTTGTGATTACAAGGATTATTTAAGTCCTGATGTTACGAAGATTAAAGAACTTTGGAGAACATCGTTAACAAATTTAATTAATGATATTAATACTGAAGAGACTATGGATGGTCCTGGATGTATTGATACATATGCACCATATACTGCTGCAACAAGTGGAACAACATGTACCCAAGTTGCAAAACCAAAATTAGAATACACATATTTCACAGATGTAGATGGAATTGAAAAAATTAAATTTACAACTATAAAATATGGTCCTGATGATTGTTCAGTTAAAGATTATTTTACATATAGTTTTGATTCCGTATATACATCAACACCTGGTTGTCATTTAGATATTGAATTTACAGCACCTTGTGACATATACTCGGGAACAACTGAAGATAGTTGTGAATACGATACACAAGTTAATTGTATTTTAACAAGTGACATTATTGTTAAGTTTAGTGGAATTACTGGTGTTCAAGAAGGTGAAACTAAGAATTTACCAAACGTATATGTTTATAAAAATTGTGAACCAATTCATAATCAATATACTGGATACACTATTAATGGTACATCATTTTATAATGTAAGCGAATGTGTTTATATATTAAACGATGTTAGAGATGTCGATGAGATTGATTTATTATTCTTAGATGCTGCTAACTGCGAAACTAAAGTAAAAATCCAAGGATTCGATACCCAAATGGTATCGGGTGATACTGGTAACCCATATAAGACAGGTTTCATGATTGTACCAAAAGTACAATATAGAAACTCATATAACTATGGTTTAAAATCTGACACAAAAGTTATTCTTGTAAATGGTGCTACAATTAATAATAATACAACATCATCTGATATTGAGAATTATTTATCTGCGGGAACATTAGTTAAAACCAATGTGAGTGGTATTACCGCTGGTAACGTTATATTAACGGCCGAACATCTACATTGTTCAGGTTTTACACACCAAGATTTTAGAAATGCCAATTTAAATAACGACTACTCATTTAGTTTCAACTATAAGACATCTACTGTAACAGATAAAGAATGTTTAGGTTCGGTAAGAAAAAGTATAATTTCAGGTTTAACTGTAAATGAACAAGTTGTTGTTTTTGAATATCTACCAACAAGTAAATTAAGAGTTTACACTAAAAATGAAGTAGACGAAGCAACATCAACAGTAACACTAAGAAAGAGTTTCTTCTTTGATGATAGATTCCCTGAATTTTTACAAATTAAACCAACACAAATTGAACCATGTTGTGATCACTCAGATGATTATTACCAACATGGTGATTTTATTATAACAGAGAAAGGTGAATTAATCGAAGTAATTGCGGTTGATTTAAACTACTGTGAACCAAATTTATATTTTAGTATTAATGTAACTAATGATTCAACCATTCAGAATTTAGTTTTATTCAACGGTAATGAAAATTTTGAACCATTAATACAACATAGATATGAAAACCATATGCCAGTTGTGGTTGATATGGGTGAACAACAATATTATACAAATAATACATGTTGTACAT